TCCTTAAGCATGGAAACCGCTGTTAAAGAAGCTGAGAAAAACGGCCAGAGAAAGGCCGAAGCTCAACTTGCCAAAGAAGCCGCCACTAGCGTGGTGACTGGCGGGAAATCAGGACTTCCTGCTGACCCATCCAAGATGTCCGTAGAACAATTAAGACAACACTTTGTTTCACGGATTGGAGAAAGTGAGTAAAGACAGCCTGATATCTCTATAATCAGGAAACTACAATGGCTAATACAATTGGAACACAAGCTGCTGTCGGTAATACCTATACTGATCCAGGTATTTATTACGATAAGCGGTTTTTAGAAAGACTTACTCCCCAGCTTTATTTTAAAGCTATGGGCGATATGCGACCTCTTCCTACGAAAGCAGGAACGATGGTTAAATGGACTCGTTTGAGCAAGCTCTCAGCTGCGACGACTCCTCTGACAGAAAACACAAATCCATCTGAAGTTACAGCCGCAACGACTCAAATTTCAGTGGAACCATTGACCTATGGGTCTTGGGTTAAAATTTCTGCAGAACTCAACCTCAAATCGATCAATCCGATCGTCGAAGAAGTTTTAGACGAACAAGCTGATCAAGCTGCCTTGACATATGACACGATCATCTTCAATACCCTTCATGGTAATGTTACCAACCAGTTCGCTGGTGGTGCGGTCAGTGAAGTCACTGTTGCTGATGCGTCTGTCCTCAATACCTCAGAAATTCGTAAAGCAGTGTTCACACTCCGAAATGCGAATGTTCCCGGTTTTGAAGGAAATATGTATAAAGCAGTTATCCATCCAGCTCAGCAATATGATCTATTGTCTGATACGGCTGCGGGATCTCAACTTGACCTCGTGAAATATACGAACCCAGACACCTTGATGAAAGGTGAAATCGGTTCATTATATGGCGTGCGTTTTGTTGTTACGACCAATACCACAACTGGTACTGGCGCAACTGATGAAACCTACCGGGCATTCGTGTTCGGTCGTCAAGCTCTCGGTATCACTGAATTGTCAGGGAATGGTATCAAAACCTTCCGTTTCAACTCAGGATCAACTGAGAATCCACTCGAAATGTATTCTACAATCGGCTGGAAATTTATGATGGCTGCGAAAGTGCTTCAAGCTGCTCGCGCTATCGAAATCTATACTGGTTCGGCTGCTACTTAAGCATCTAGTTAGATTTGTGATTTTACTCTGTCCCACCCCCTACCTCCCTAGGGGAGGACAGGGCTAAAATCATAAGACCTTAGGGAGGATGTATGTTAGTTGGAGATTTTGCAAGAAAAATAAAGCAATTAAATAGAGACTTAAAGATTGCTTGCGGAAATGACGATTCGAGACCAGCGAGCTTGTTTTATGTAGACAGATATGGGGAAGAAGTCTCGATCTGCGGAATTGATAAAAATTATGTTCCAGAATGGCCGGAATATAACCCCAACGGCTCTTTTAAAAAGTCAGGATGGCGAAGAACGCTTAAAATTTTAATTGGAAAAGGGCTGATTGACAAGTATAAAGCACAAAGATTGTTTAGGGTTGACTTGAACTATAAACAACCAAAATACAGTGTAAAGTGCCCAGATGTTTCCAATAGAGGAAATACTTTAGGATTAGACGTATTAAAACAGGGAGGATTATAATATGCCACAGGTTGCTCAAGGATATTGCACAAATCATCATTAATGGCCCAGATGGGGATGTTTGTTTAGTTTGTCAGGGAAAAAGGCAGGGTGAAGGGAATACCAATCCAAATGCCGTTGATCCAGGGGATGAGAAACTCAGAGCAGTTTTAGCTGCTGCAGGAGTCGTGGTTGGTCCCCCAAAAGAAAAGAAGGCTGCCCAAGAGAAGAGCCCTGAACTAATTGCTATTCAACCAGTTGAATCTTTTGAAGAAAGAATAGCTTCAGCTTTAAATATTGTTAAATCAGTTCCACTACCCAACAATATCAAGCAATTTAAGTTAGTTAATAAGATTATTAAAGATTTAAAAGCATTACTAGGGGAACACAATGATTGAAATTAAATTAGACGGGATGGATTCCCAACATCAGATGCCAGAAAAATCAGATGTTTTATCAGAATTTACGATTCCCAAATCAGAAGTTGATACAGATTTAGCCACTGGAGAATTTGGAACTATTTCTATTCCCGTAGAAGTAGTTTCTGTCGAAAGTGACGAAATTGTTTTTAGAAAGCATGGCCCAATCAAAACAGACGGTTCTTTTAAAGCAGAGTCATTAGAACAAATGCGCGAAAGAATTGGTGTTGTTGATGATGAGCAAGAACCCATGCAAAAAAAGAAACAAGAACCTCAAGAAGAGATAGGAGAATAAAATGTCTATAAGACAATTAGAATTTGCGATTGATGATACACAAACTACAATTAGAGTTTCAACATATTTAAACTTCACCGATTTCCCAGTTCCAGGTGTTATTACTATAGACAGTGAAGACATTAGATACAATAATATTACAGATAGAGAATTTACTGATTGCACACGAGGATATAACTCTACTTCGGCTGTTGCACATGTCGTTCAATCTGATGTTACTTTTGATTCAGCGATTATTGTGGTCACAGACACCGGAATAACTGAATTAACTGGTGATGTTACTGCCGGGCCAGGGTCAGATAGTCAAGTAGCCACTTTAGCAAATACTGCTGTTACTCCTGGTTCATATACTTCAACCAATTTAACAGTTGATGCTAAGGGGCGTATTACAGCTGCTGCTAATGGATCAAGTGGTGGAGTAGCAAATCCTATGACCACTGATTTAGATGCGGGGGCTTTTGATATTACAAACTTAGGATCTGCTCAAATCAATTCAGGCGGTTCACTTTTCTTAAATGCGACGGACGCATGGATGAAGTATAGTTCTGATCATGTTGGTATTCTTATAAATAGTGATGCCTCAAATGATACCTATCTTAATTTTGCAGCAGGTGGAACTATTTATTGGCGAACTGCTTTAGACGGAAGTGGCGATTATGAAACTGCAATAAACGTTAATAGCAATGGTGCAATGGATTTAAACTATAAAACAGGTCAGAACTTAACTGTCGCAACTGGACTTGGTGTTCTGTCAGCAAGATTTGACGATGCTGCTGGAGTTGGAGAAACAAGAATGCTACTTTGGGACGTTGATAATAACACACTAGAACGCGTTTCTGTTGGAGCAGCAGATTCAGGTGGAGCAGGTTTTAAAGTTTTAAGAATCCCCAACTAAAGGATAGAATGTGGGTAAGCATTTTCCTGAATATCCTGGGGATGTACAAGACGGAGATGAACCATCATATTCTCCTAATAAAACACATAAAAGTGTATTAGGAGTTGAACGAGGGACAGATTCTACCAGGCGAATTGAAACGGACATTGATGGTAATACATATGTCCATGTAGCCGTTGATGATACAGCAGATTCAATTATCGTATCCCCATTATCTGTAGGAGCTGTTTCTAGTGTTTCTGATACAGTTTTAACTACGATTGTTACATATACTGCGGCTAGTGCAGTTAAAATAACTAGAATTAGTATTTCTGGAACAGTCTATGCAAAGTTTCAGTTGTTTTATAATACAACATTAATTGAAACAATAAGAAGTGGCCCAGATAGAACAATGTTTATAGAATTTAAATCTCCATTAAGTTTAATTAGTTCAGATGTATTAGATGTTAAAGTTACGCATTATAATACAGGACTAATGGAAAATTTTGAAGCAACAATTTACGGAGCATAAGATGGCAGATTTAGGATCAATTTTACCCGTACCTGTTCAGCAAACAGTTGAAACAAAAGCCATGCGGCTTAAATGGTTACAAGCTGCTAAACAGGAACGGATCTCTAAGATAGTGCATTTAAAACAGGCTATTGAAGACCTCACTAAAGGGAAAATCCCTGAAATTGAGAGACAGATACTCCAGGCAGAACAAGAATTAACAAACCTGGAGCAATCCGAAAAGTCCGTACTATCGTCTATAGAGGCGATAGAATTATAAGGAGGCATATATGGCTGATGGATTTTTTCCGACGCTAGTATCCAAAGACGCAAACGCAAATACAGCTACAAACCCCATTCTGGTTGAATTAACCGATGGGACAGCTGCACTTACTTCAACAGGAACCTCATTGAATGTCAATGTTACAAACGCTTCAGGTGGTTCTGCTGTAAATATACAAGATGGTGGAAACTCAATAACAGTCGATGGAACTGTTGCTGTTAGTTCAGTAGGCGGAACAGTTACTGTTTCTGCAACTGATCTAGATATCAGAGACCTAGTATTCGCCACTGATAAGGTTGATGTTTCTGGTTCAACCCTCGGATCAAACTCTGGTGTTGATATTGGAGACGTAACTGTCAATAATGGAAGCGGTGCAGGCGCAGTTAATATTCAAGATGGCGGTAATTCAATTACAGTTGATGGCACAGTAGCCGTCAGTTCTGTAGGGGGTACTGTTACAGTATCTGCCACCGATCTTGATATTAGAGATTTAACCCTTGCACAAGATGCCGTTCAAATTAGTGCAAATTCAACAGCAAATAGCGCGGGAAACCCGATATTTGTTGCCTTTACAACCGGAGCAATTACAGGTGAAGTCCATGACTATGATACAGCAACCGTTGCTGGTGGCGGTACTTCTAATCATGATTACACCGTTGTGACAGCTCTATTACTGAAAGCCATTGAGTTTTCAGCTAGTGGCGGCGGGAAAGTAGAATTACAAGTTGGGCCCGTTGCTTCATTAGTTAGTAAGTGGGTTGGTTTTGTCCCCAAAGCAGGTGGAGTTGTTCAATTGAAACTTGATCCACCTATTGAAGTTCCTACTACGTCTACGGGAACCGTACGTCTTATCCGAACGAACCGAGAAGGTTCTTCGCAAGACTTATACAGTACAATTATTGGAATTGACGCTTAATAAATAAACAGTTTC